AAATAAAATTTTCAACATCGTCATTTACCTTGGTTTTTACATATTCAACTGGTTTTAACTTTATTCCTACATATCCGTGATTGCCTTGAATTCGCTTAGGTTTAAATCTAGTATCCAAATAGTTTTTCAATGAATGGAAAACCTCTTTTCTTGGTTTAACCTGACACCACAAACGAAATCGTCCTTCTATGTTGACCGACAATTCTTCTACATCACTACGAACTATGCAAATAGAAGTAATAAATTCGTTAAACTTGTTATACATATCGTCTACAGGAAGTAATGCATTATGGTAAACTGACTGGTTTTCCACATTTATGGTATCTATAATTTTTTGTTGCGATTCTATTTTATCATTTAATTCATTAATTTCTATAGATTTCTTGGTAAGCATTATTTCTTGGTGAATATTATGTTGTTTCAAAGTTCGAATTTCATTCTCTAATTCTTCATTTTGCTTCATCAATCTGTTAAAATTATCAATACTATATGTCTTAGAGTGAATAATATCTTTAATGTATTTGGTTAATTTTTCAATAGTAAAATTGGTATCGTCATATGCAATAATTTCGGTTTTGTTTTTTCCATTTATTTCGAGTGAACGAATTTGTCTTTTTATTTTAGGATATGTTTTTATTAGATTTTCTATTTCTACCTTATTTTGAACTCTAAACGCTTGCACCAAAATAAAATTCGTATATTTTTTACGATGGTCTGTTATTCTAGTAGCCAAATCATTGGTATGTCCAAATTTAATCAATTTCTCTCCAGCTTCATTGGTATTATTAATCGTTCCAAAATAAATACATTCGATGTTTAGTGGAAATTGGATAATAATCGCTTGTTCTAGTGCCTTTTGTTTTTCTTTTTTTGTATTTTGTAATAAGGTTAGTTTTTCTTGTTCTACAGTTAGTTTTTCTTGTTCTACAGTTTGTTTAATTTCTAAAATAATGTTATCTTTTTGTTCGAGTTGAAGTTTCAATTCTGTTGTTTCTTCCTCTAATGTTTCTTGTAAAACTTCCTCTAATTTCATATAATATTCGTGTATTTCGCTTGCTTTTTTCGTTTGTGCTTTCAAACACAATGATTTAAAACATTTTACGGTTAGCATTATGGTTTGTTTATTTTGACCGCCATTTTGCTTTACTTTTTCTGTTGTATTAAAAACCGCTTTCTCTATAGGGAAAGCGGTTTTATAAAAGCGGTTTACCATTTATTCGCCTTTTTAACACTAATTCTAGGACCTCCACCGCGTTTTTTAGCTGCATTAGGGTCATATTGTTCTTCTTCGTCGTCGTCCTTCAGTCCTTTTGATAATTCCCAAAATTCTTTCGAGCCTAATCTAAAATCACCGTGTTCATCTGCTTTATACCAAAACACTTGGTCGTGTAATTTGTTGGACTTAGAATTATTATTAATGACTAAGCACTCATAATTCTCAGTACACTGGTCCATCACCTGACAAAAGCTCTCAAATGTGGGAAACATACCCGCATAATTCTCATATATACGTCGTCTATTTGCAATGTAATTTTCTCTCAAAATAAAAACATAATCTATGTTGGTTCTCAGTGTCGGAGGAATGCCTAACGGATATTGCATTGTGATGACTAACATCACCTTCCAATGACGCCCGTTCATAAATAAAAGCCGCATCATTTTATCACGTGCCCACGTATTATCATATAAGCAATCATCTAGAATAACAAATGCTCTAGGGTCAATGGTACTACGCTTATAAGTTTCCATTTCTTTTTTAATTTGCTTCAAAACGGTCCGCTGGCGTTTTAAAATGTTCTCAATAATGGCCGTGTTGTATTCATTATGGACAAATAATTTCGGCACCATTTTGCCGTAAAACCCGTTCCCTTCTTCCGTCCCGGATATAACAGTACCGATGGGTATTTCTTGTTGATAATAAAGCAAGTCTCTTACCAAAAATGATTTGCCAGTATCTCTTTTGCCGATTAATACTACGACGGGGCCTTTATTTTCAGTTGGTTTAAAGCTAATACTTTTCATATCGAATTTTTTAAGTTCTAAGGTCATTATTATTTAAAATAGAAATAAATTTTTAATAATTTAAACGTATTAGTAATTGAAATAAAGTCCACATCTATTTTATAATTTTTTACTAATAGTTATTATTTTACTATTTTACTAATTTTTAGCAAATAATAAGTTAAAAAGTTGTATTATTTTTATATTCATTAGCTAAAGTATGGTATTTGTAAATTATCAAAAAAGAAAAAACACAGAACTTCTTAAAAGTTTAGAAGAACCCAAATCATTGTTTCTCTCTAAGGCGCAAAACTACCTTCCTATTTATACAAGATTTTTTAACCTAAATGATACCAATTATAATAGCATAAATTTAAATCATAAATGCCATATTACTGATGTTGGTGAAGAAAACGAAGAAATATTTAATTTATATGATTGTAAAATTGTCAATTCCACTAATCAAAAGGTTAAGGACAAAAATGTGTTTTTTAAAATAGCCCCTTTGTTGGACCCTTATAAATATTTGATTGGTAAATATAACGCAAATGATGCGAAATTATACACATTACCAAAATTAAACTCAACCACCGAAGAATGTCATCCTAAAATATTGGATAAAAATAATTCCGCCTACGTGGACGGTCTATTTGTATATTTCACAAGTAGTTTATTGCATAGTCATAAATTCATACACGGTGTAGATTATTATGACACATTTTTGGGTATTAAAAACGATTTTATGATTAATGTATTTGATGATATTGACCATTTAAAAAACTCTGATTTTTTTAATCAAAATAAAAATAAATTATTTCAAATTGAAGATTACGACCATTTATTAAAAAATAATGCTAAAAACGATAATTATAACAATGGAAAACTACTCAAACATATTAATATCCAACACAACACAACCGCAAACTCACAATTATCTATTAAATCTATGGATGATGAATTATTTGAAGGGCTGTTTGCAGATAATCTGCATAGCGTGAATGATTTAACCGATTTAACTGAAATGAATGATGAATTTTTGGAGTTGACAAAATCAAATATAGTAGACAACGATAATAATCAACAAGTAACGTTAAAGTCCAATTCGTCGTGTTCATCTAGGTCTTCACATACAGAAGACGGAGAGAATACCAATGAATGTCTAGAATGTGACAACTCTGAAGATAAAGATAGTGACAAGTCTTTGGGTGAAGAGGATGAAAACAAAACCAAAGATGGCAACGAAAGTTCGAGTGAAGGTTCATATGAAGAAGAAAAACTATATGCTACAATCCCTAAATTTCCAGTCCAAGTTATTGGTATGGAATTTTGTGAAAACACGTTTGATGATTTAATATTAAATGAAGATTTAACAAAGGATGAATGGTTTTCAGCATTTATGCAAATCATAATGATATTAATAACATACCAAAAAGCATTTAATTTCACCCATAATGATTTACACACCAATAATGTAATGTACAACCAAACGTATAAAAAATATATATATTATTGTTACCAAAAGAAATATTACAAGGTCCCCACTTTTGGTCGTATATTTAAAATCATTGATTTCGGCAGAAGTATTTATAAATTCGACGGCAAATTATTTTGCAGTGATAGTTTTCAAATAGGCGGTGATGCAGCCACTCAATATAACACCGAACCTTATTTAAATGAAAAGAAACCTCGTTTAGAACCAAACTATAGTTTTGATTTATGCCGATTAGCTTGTTCTATTTTTGATTATATTATAGAAGATATTGAAGAAATTAAAGATATGAATAAATGCACAGACCCTGTGAAACGCTTAATTGTGGAATGGTGTTTGGACGATAAAGGTATAAATATGTTATACAAAAATAACGGAGCTGACCGTTATCCTGATTTTAAATTGTACAAAATGATTGCACGTTGTGTACATAATCATACTCCGCAAGCGCAATTAGAGAGAGCCGAATTCAACGCATATTCAAAATTTAAAGGTGAAATACCTGACGAAATTATAAATATAGATATTATACCTTCATATGTGTAAAAATAATAAACTGTATTGGTTTTATTATTTTTTATTGTAATTTATTGTAATTTATTGTAATTCATCCTAGTATTTCAATTGGCATAAGAAAATTGTTGCTCATAGAATTCCTTCCTTTCATCAAAATATTTTTTCGCATCAGGATTTTTTTCACAAATATCATAAATGTGATGTATAATACTCTTACATTCTTCTTTTTTATAATAAAATGCAGATATATAAAAACAGTATAGTATTGATATATAAATAGGCGACATATCTACTAAGTGTAAATCTTCTATACAATGTATAACTTTTTTGCAACAATCATAACATTCTTTATAATAACCCATATCTGAATATTTTTTAATTATCGACTTATAAATATATTCTATTTTTCGTGTTGGATAAAAATAATTATTCAGTATTTGACCATAATCACTATAACCTCTTTCTATATCATTGTAAAATTCATCTAATATTTCTAAGTACAGCATTTCTTCGCCATGACCATAGCCTAACATAGTAGTTTCTACAAACAAATAATTTAATCGGTTCATTATTTTAATACCAATTTCTTTACCAGTTACAAAAAATCCACCACATACAACCCATCTATATTTTTCATAATATTCGAGTTTGTGTTCTAT